ATCATTTTTTTAAATTCTTCTAATGATAAATTTTTAAAATTACAGCGCATTGCACAATATCTTCCGCAATTATTAACATTTTCTTTCATTTTTTGAAATTTATGATTATTATATGATAATTCATATTGTGATTCTTTTAATAGTCTAGAAAGATAATGAGCCTTTTTAAATTGTTCTGGTATAAAATTAAATTCTTTATCTGGAATTGTATTATATGAATCGAAAAACTCAATTAAGTTATCTGATTTATCATCATGTGTTCTTATGCAACATGTCCAATGACCAAAATTAGGTTGAGATTCATATAATAGTATAAATCCTCCATTAGGTCCTAAAGCTTCATCTAATGTATTAATATGTTGTAAATCATCATATACATAAACTTTATATTTGTTATCTGTTATATTTTCTAAATCACTATTTGATAATGCTTTTTTTTCTGCTTGTTTAATTAATTGTTCCATATAATATAATTATTTAAAATAATATTATCATGCTATCTTATATTATGAATTACTTAACTAATCTTAAAAGGTCTGGAGACAATGTCTATTATAATATTGTTATCACTAATAATACAAATGATTCACAGCTTGCACAATTTCAAGAGACACGTAGTGATAACATTGTTGATTATATGGAAGATTTCCATATGGCTGTCATTAGATTTGGAATACCAACACAAGATATACCAATTATGAATAATTTCGCAACAAATATATATTCTTTAATGATTGCTGGTACTGGAGCAACTGGTGGAAGAAATGTACCATTTACAGGAGGTGCAACAAGTCAACAATTTTTACCTTATTTTCCTGTTGATAATAGTGGACAAAATTATATGTTAACTTATAATGCTTTTTGTTATTCTATTAATACAGCTTTTTTTAATGCTGTTTCTGCAATAGGTGGTATAACTGGATCTACTGGTTCTCAAGTTCCATTTATGACATTTAATTCAACTAATCAATTATTTAGTATATATGTTCCTTTAAATGTACAATGGAAAATATACTTTAATGAGGCATTATATAATCTTTTTCCATCTTTTCCATATCTTTATTTTAATACTGATGCTTTTTCAAATGCAAATCTTGGGGCATTTGCACAATTTCCGACTATAGGTGGGACTAATGTTAGTGATGTTTCTGGATTTATTGAGGTTATTCAGGAAACAGCATCAACTATATCATTATGGGATGCTAGAAGCATAAGATTTGCAACTAATGCACCAATTAGAAGTGAATTTTTACCATATTCAGGTTCTTCACAAAGTAATAGTGCTAGTAATTCAACTATGTCAGTATTAACTGATTTTGATTTGCCTTTAGATGCTATAAGTCAAATTAGACCATATGCACAATTCTTTCCACAAGGTCCATATAGATTAATAGATATAACAGGTAATGGGCCTTTAAGAACATTCAATTTAACTCTATATGTTGTAGACCAATTAGAAAATTTAACACCGTTATATATTCCATCAGGTCAATCCATGAGTATAAAAATATTATTTCAGAATAAAACATTGAGTAAGAAATACTTTTAAATTTATTTTAATATATAGCTATTTTATTAAATGTCTAATTCTATTGTTCCGTTACAATTACTTACAACTCAAGATCCAATTACAAGAATTAATAATGTCCGACCATATACTATTTTAAAGGGTCCTTCATATGTTGGTTATAATATTGTTCAACCTTCTGGTTCTTCAAATACAACATCTAATTCATTCAATTTAAATCCAAATAATAGACGAACTGTTATGGATAGAAAAATTTACTTAAATGCATCTGGAACTATTCGATTCACTGGTACTGGATCAACAGGTGGTTTATTACAACCTCATTACGATGCTATGAGAGCATCACCATTGACAAAATGTATTCAACAAATGTCTTTGCAAGTTGGTAATAATACCGTAACTACAAATTTAAATGAATATTATAATATTTATGAAAGATTTAATAGTTCTCATGATTTCCAAAATAGAGAATTATCTATTAGTCCAAGTATGCCAGATAATTATGTTGATTATAGTGCATCTGTATTAGCTGATAATAGTGAATTAAACGATTATAGATTTAATAGTACTCAATGTCCACGAGGATTTGTTGGTCCTTCTGTACTTGGTGGAGGTCTTGATTATACTGTTTCTAATTCATGGTATTCAGTTACTCAAAATAATTTAAATGGTTTAACCGCTGGGGCTACTGCTGATGTTAAATTTAATATTACTGAACCATTATATTTAAGTCCAATGTTATATGAAAGTACAAATCATTCTGGATTTATTGGAATTGATACTTTAACATTAAATATTCAATTAAATAACTTACAAATGATGTGGTCACATAGTCTTAATTCACCATCAAATATTTTGACTACTAATGGTTCAAACACAGCCTTTTCTATTTCTAATTTTAATATTCAATGTTTAACTCGTCAATTAAATCCAGATATTGTACAACCTATTCCAGACTTTATTCCATATCCATATAATAAGTTTTCATCATATCCTTCACAACAATTTACATTAAACCAATTTGGTAGTACTGGAACAAGTATGAATATTACATTAGGAAATCAAAATTTAACAAGTATCCCTACTCGTGCATATGTATATGTTCAAAATACACAAGGAACAAGAAATTTATCATCTACTGATACATTCGCAGTCTTAGATCAAGTTACAGTTACTTGGAATTCTGTTCCACTTTTTGGAGCAAATTGTACACAACAGGATTTATATAATATTTCTGTTAAAAATGGTTGTAATATGTCTTGGGAGCAATGGTCCTTAAAAGTTGGCTCAATTTTTGCATTTGATTTTGGTGTTGATGTTGGTTTAAATCCAAATCAATGTGCTGGTTTATTACAAAAAAATACAATCAATGTAAATGTTGTTTGTCATAATCAAAGTGTAAATGCACAAACTTTACAATTATATTTATTAATTGTTGAAGAGGGTACTTTGTCTATTATTAATGGTCAAACTGTAATTCAAGTTGGTGTATTAAATGAACAAGATGCTTTAAATGCTGAAGCTAATAGAAATGAAATACCATATCATAATGAAAGAAATATATATGGAGGTAAAAGACACGGAGGTGATTTCTTCGGTGATTTATGGACTGGATTTAAGAAACCATTCGAATTTATTTATGATAATAAAGATAAAATAATTGATACTGCTAAAACAGTTGCACCATTATTAGGATTAGGAGAAGTTAATGATGCCTTTGTAAATGATGCTATCGAAGGAGGTCGAAGACATAGAAAACGTTCTCATAAAGGTGGATATATAGGTGGAAAAAGAAGTAAAAGAAGTAAGAAAAGTAAACGTTCTCATAAAGGTGGAAAGCATAGAAAATTGAGTAAAAAACATTTAAAATAAATTAGTAAATTAGAGAACTTTTACCTATTAGAGAATATTCATATGTATAATTACATTTAAATATTTAAATTTGATTTCTATTTAATCTTTTTCCACCATTAAAAGATGATATTTTATTTATTAATTCATTATGTGATAATTTCCCTTTTCCTTCTATTAATATATTTGCTCTTTCTCCTAAATTTGTTATTGCATTTATTATTTTTTTTGATAATGATGGTGTATTTTCTAATATTTTTTTTGCATCCTGTAATATATATTCTTCTAATTCTGGAGTTAAAAGATTTGAATATTTTAATAAATTAATAATATATATCTGGCAATTATTATTTACTGCATTATAATGATATATACTATCTCCAACTCCTTTTATTGCATTATTCATCATTTCTCCAAATGTAATATTATTATTCATTTGAACTTCTATACAACTATCATTACCATCATAATTTACTATTTTTATTACTTCTGATTTTTCCATTCTATATTTTTTATTATTTAAAGTAAATATCATGTAAAGATGGAAAATATCATCATAATACAATTTATTATTTAATGTTCCTAATGTTATTACATTTAATAATTTTTCAATACCTGAATTTAAAGGAGTTCTACAAATTTCAATTCTTTCTATTATATCATT